TGGAGATGACATTATATTAGAAGATGGATTACAATTAACGGAAAGACTTGACTTTCCCCCATCTGTATATACAGATGCAAGAGAAAAAGCAATTACTTATCCTTCAGTAATAAATATTAGCTAATATGTGTTATAAATAATAAAAAGGAGTTATTATGGCATTTCAACAGGTAAACTTAGGAACTGCAAACCAAGGGGATGGTGATTCTCTACGTAGTGGTGGTGATAAAGTTAATGATAATTTTGGAGAACTATACAATAAACTTGGTAGTGGCTCTGGGGCTGGTGCAACATTATCTTCTGGTATCTCCGCTACTGGAACTGTAGTAACTCTAACCTCTCCTATAATCAATACTGGTATCAGTGGTACAGCAATTAAAGATGAAGATGATATGTTATCTAATAGTACGACAGCTGTTGCAACACAACAAAGTATTAAAGCATTTGTTGATAGTCGTACTATAGGAAATTTAAATGATGTAACACTATCATCACTTGCTGATGCACAGTTAATTATATATGATAATACACAAACTAGATTTGAAAATGTAACTGTGTCTGGTGATATTGCGATAACTAATACTGGTGTAACAAGTATACAAGCAAATACGATAACAACGGCAATGATACAAGCAAACCAAATAACATCGTCATTGATAGCATCAAACCAAATAACATCATCAGAATTAGCAAGTAATGTTTCATTACAAATACAAAATTCAAGTGGAACTGCTCTAAAAACCATTCATGGGGCAGGAACATAAATATAATTAAGGGAAAATAAAATGGCTGCAATTATAACGGAAAAATTTAGAATGAGTAACGCAGAGGTCTTTAAAGATCAATTTGGTGGTACTGATTCGTATTATATGTTTTTAGGAAAATCTAGTCCATTCAGTGCTTTGGATGCGCTTAATGCTTCAGATAGTTCCCCACCTGTTCCAGATGACGATGTTACTTCTGAATACTATTATCACGATGATATGCTTGCAGCTAAAAAACTAACCGCTTCAGATGCTTCATTTGTTATTCCAAGAAGAAATTGGGTAAACCAAGGAACATTTGATATGTATGAACATGATATTAGTTCGTCTAATACCACAACGTCCTCTGCAACAAATCTTTTTAATTCAACTTTCTATTTTGTAACTAGTGAATTTAGAGTGTATAAAGTTTTAGATAATAATGGTGGAATAGCAATGACTTCTGGTTCTGAACCAACCAGTGAAGCAACTGGGCCATTTACATCTAACGGATATGTTTTACAATACATGTATACTATTTCTGCTAATGATGCTGATAAATTTTTAACTAATGATTTTATACCAGTTGCTACTAATAATTCTGTTGCAGCTGCAGCTACTGATGGTGCAATTGTAAGTGCTAGGGTTGTGAATGCTGGAAGTGGTTTAACTAATGGAACTTACTTTTCTCCTGTTTACGGAGATGGAACAAATGCTGGAACAGCAAGTGGTGCAATATTAAGACTTACTGTTGCTGCTGGACAAATCAGTTCTTTTGGATTAACTAGTGGTACAGATACAACAGTACATGCCGCTGGTGCTGGATATACTTATGGTAAAGTCAACCTAAGTACATTATTCAGTGATGCTGGATTAAATAGTTCATCAAGTATTGGAACGGTAGGTAGTGCTGTAGTAGAAGTAATAATTGGTCCAAAAGGTGGACACGGTGCTAATGCTCCTAAAGAATTGGGTGGACATTATGTCATGGTGAATACCACTTTCTCAAATGCTGAAGCACAAGATATAACAGAAGCAAATGACTTTCGTAGAGTGGGTATTTTAAAAAATCCTTATGCATTTGGAACAACTGCTGGAAATACATTCTTATCAACGTCAACCGCTAGAACAACAAAAGCTTTGAAACTTGCATCTGCTGGATTGAATGAAAATTTTGTCACTGATGAAAAAATTACACAATCAACTACAGGTGCAATTGGTAAAGTAGTTGAGTATGATTCAACAAATGATATTCTTTATTACGTTCAAGAAAGATTTACTGACCACGGAACAAACGCAAATCAAAACTTTGTAGCATTTTCTGGTGCAAATACTGTATCTGGTGCTACTGGTGCTGGAACACCAGATGCTAGTGCAGATGGAACAGTTGATGGTATACCATTTACTGATGGATATGGAAATTCAGAAATACAACCAGATAGTGGTGATATAATTTATATCGAAAATAGAAGTCCTATTACTAGGGTTTCTGACCAAGTAGAAGACATCAAAATAATAGTAGAGTTTTAAATATGGCACAAAAAACAAATTTAAATGTTGCACCTTATTATGACGATTTTAATAGTGCGAATAATTTTAACAGAATACTGTTTCGTCCTGGCTTCGCTGTCCAAGGAAGAGAACTAACACAGTTACAAACAGCACTGCAAGATCAAATTCGAAAACATGGAGATCATGTTTTTCAAGAAGGTGCAATGGTTGTGCCTGGACAAATTAGTTTTAATACAAATTTTAATACATTAAAACTTGCAACTCAGTTTAACTCAGAAAATATTGATCCATCAAAATATTTCAATGAGACTACACCAGTAACTATTACTGGAGAGACAACTGGAGTAAAGGCAAGAGTTATTGGTTTTAGTGTTGGAAACTCTACAGAACAACCTGTCCTTCATATTAGATATATGGATACTGGAACAGATAATGTAACTTCAGAATTTTCTGATGGTGAAAATATTTCTGCTGATGTGGGTATTACACACACAACAAGTTATTCATCTAATGTAGCTTCAGCTACAACCTTTACTGCAACTTCAACGTCTAAGACAGATCCAAAAGGCCCTGCTTCTGCTCAAGGTTCAATTGCAAATATAGAATCTGGTATTTATTACATTAGAGGAATGTTTGTTCAAAATACGACTCAAACTTTAGTTCTTTCAAAATATTCTACAACCCCAAGTTTAAAGGTTGGTTTTAACATAGAAGAAAAATTAATAACACCAGAAGACGACAACTCTTTATTAGATAATGCAACTGGTTCTAGTAATTTTGCTGCCAAGGGTGGCCATCGTTTACAAATTAATTTAACTCTTGCATCACAATCTTTAACATCTACTGAAGATGATAATTTTGTACAATTGATGAAACTTAAAAGTGGAAGAATGACAAGTTTAGTTAGAATAACAGAATATTCTGTACTTGAAGAAACCCTTGCACGTAGAACCTTTGATGAATCTGGAGATTACACAGTAAGACCATTTACCTTCTCTACTCAAGAGTCTGTCACTATTGATGACAATGAAGGAATTTATGTTAATGGTTCAACTACTGATGATGGTGGTACTGCATCTGATAGTTTACTTGCATTTAAAGTGTCGCCAGGAAAAGCTTATGTTAAGGGTTTTGAGATAGAAAAAATTGCCCCAACCATAAAAGATGTTAACAAAGCTAGAGATACTCAATCTGTTAATAATGGTGCAACTACTTTTGGTTTAGGAAATTATACTTTAGTAGAAAATGTTTTTAATACACCAGATATTACAGCTGATTCTGGTTCTATAGTTGAATTTGGTAAAGTAGAGTTTTTTGAGTTCTTTACTGCTAGTAGAGGTACAACAAATACTACATTAAATCAATCTATAGGTTGTGCAAGAGTAAGACATTTCGAATATCATTCTGGAACAGTTGCTAGTAATATGTATTCTAGTTCTGGTCATACTAGCACCCAATATAAAATGTATCTTTTTGATATTAAACCCTTTACAAAACTAACTATGAGTGGAACTATTTCTGCTACACTAGTAGAGGGGGATAAAGTTACTGGTTCTACTTCTGGTGCAACTGGTTTAGTTCATTATCAAGATTCAACTAAAATTTTTATATCCAAAATTAATGGAGAGTTTCAGACTGGTGAAACTATTAATATAAGTGATAGAGCTTCTGCAACATCTGAAACTATTAGTACAATTAGAAATTATCAGTTTAGTGATTTTAAACAGGTTGGTAGAAATAACTTAAATGGAACTAATTTAGATTTTACTGCTGATCTAGTTCAAGCAGATACATTTAAATTAACTGGTGTTTATAGGAACGAAGAAACAGCTGGTGTAGCAGGAGAACTTGGTAATACAGGTAATCAAGATTATCTTCAAGGACTAAGTAATTTTAATATTAATGAAGTAAGACTTGGTGACACACTTGAAATTAATACTTCAGGTTCAACTGCAAGGGGAACTGTTATTGTTGATGGTTTAACCTCTTCTAATAACGATAGAATTGGACTTAGAACTGGAACTGGTGGTAATTCTTCATTAACCGATAATGTTCTTAATGATAATGTTATTCGTAAGAGATCAAAACTCTTTGATGCAGAAAAAAATATCTCTGTGGTTAAATTACCTAAAGATGTTATCAAAACTACCAGTGATACTATTTACACAGTAAGAAGGCAACATATCATAACTGTTGCTTCTAGTGTTATTACATTACCTACATTGACTAGTGGTGATGAAACATATGCTCCATTTAATGTATCAGATTATAGTATTTCAATGATAACTACACAAGGCTCTCCACCAGCCAATGGTGACCATATGGAGATTAGTGCATTTGGTGGAACTGATACTGCAAGAACACTGGCGTATGCTAGTATTGGCAACGGAGATGTTGTAAAAGTTATTGCAACTGTTCGTAGATCAAACAATGTTGCTCCTAAAACTAAAAGTGTAGTATTATCTAAGGCTTTAAAAGTTCTTTCTGCTGGTGAAGGAAACTATGGAATATTCTCAGATGATAAAGATATTTCTTTTGGTAGAGCAGATGTATTTAAGTTACAGGCAATTTATGATTCCGAAAGTACAAGTGATGATGCTATTCCACCTAAGTTAACAGTAACTTCAATTAATGGTTCATTTACTAGAGGTGAAGTAATCACAGGTGGAACTAGTGGTGCAAAAGCTAGAATTATTACAAGTACTTCACCTATTTACTATGTTCTAAATTCTGAAACTAATTTTGTTGCTGGTGAAATTATTACTGGAGAGTTTGGTTTAGCAACTGCTACCGTAGCTACTGTCACAGATGGCAGTACTGTTATTACTGGTAACTTTACTTTAGATACTGGACAACGAGATAATTATTATGATACTGGTAGAATTGTACGTAAAGCAAATTCTCCAATACCAACTGGAAGACTTTTAGTAATTTATGATTATATGGAACATACTGGTACAGGAGATTTCTTTTCTGTAAATTCTTATGTAGTTGGTTCTACTGGAATTAATTTAAATCCTGGCGTTGCAGTAAATCAAATGGACTATAATGACATTCCAACGTATTCTGCTACTAAAGTTGACCCAGACCAAAAAGAACCTAGTGGACAATTTCCACTTGCAGATTGTTTTGACTTTAGACCTAGAGTTGATGATGTTGCTGGAACTCAAACAGGATTTTATACTGATGGCGGCGGTGGTGTAGACCAGATAACAGGTAATTCATTTAATTTTGGTGCTAGGGAGTTTACAGGAACAGGTGCTTCTTCTCTAAACTTTCCAAAACCTAATACAGTAATTTCGACTGATTTTGATTTTTATTTAAATAAAAAAGCTCTTGTTTATATCAGTAAGGATGGGGAGATTACCGTTAAAGAAGGTGCTTCTGCTGAAGTTCCACAACTTCCTAAACCAAATGAAGGTTGTATGTTACTTGCTGATTTATTTATTCCTGCCTATACTTTTGAACCAAAAGATGTAACTGTCAATAGAGAAAAGAATCAAAGATTTACCATGAAAGATATTGGTAAACTTAAAGATCGAATTGAAAATGTAGAATACTATACTGCTCTTAATATGTTAGAAAGAGATGCTGAAAGTTTTGAAGTCCAAGACGCAAATGGTCTTAGTCGTTTTAAATCTGGTTTTGTTGTTGATAACTTTAGTGGACATAGAGTGGGTGATGTTAATCACGTAGACTATAGGGTTGGTATGGATTTTGAAAATGGTGAGTTAAGACCTATTCACCATACAGAAGCAATTAAGTTAGTAGAAAAGGATACTGTTGATACTGCAAGAACATCAAGTCATTATCAAAAAACTGGTGATCTCTTAACTTTACCTTACACAGAAGAACAGTTCACTTCACAACCATATGCAACAACCGTAGAAAAGGTTACTCCTTTACTTACATCAAATTGGTTAGGTAAACTAGAAATTACTCCTTCAAGTGATGAATGGTTTGAGACTGAAATTGCTCCTAGACTTGTTATCAATGTTGAAGGTAATTATAATACATTTTTAGCTGCAAACCAAGATAAAGTTGGAACTGTATGGAATGCTTGGCAAACATCTTGGAGTGGTGTTGTAAGGTCTAGTGGACTCCGAAGACGTAATGAAGGTAATTTTACAGTAACTAGAGTTATTGAAACTACTAGAACTAATCTTACAAGACAAGGAATACGGACAGAAGTTGTTCCAAAGGTAGATGAAGAGTCTCAAGGATTTAGAAAACTTTATGATGCACTAGTTCCTTTCTGTAGATCAACATCTATACAATTTAATGCATGGGGATTAAAACCAAATACTAAAGTATATCCTTTCTTTGATAAAAAGTTAGTTACTGCTCATGTTACACCTTTAAATACAAATTACACTTCTGGTACTGCTACTGCCGGACAACCTTTGGTTACGGATCCAGCTGGTAATCTTGAGGGAACTTTTCTAATACCAGATCCTAAAGTTAGAGGTAATATTAAATTTGAAACTGGAGAAGTTCAGTTTAGATTAACTTCTAGTGCTACAGATGCAGTAGTTCCAGATCCATCCACAGCTGCTGATACTATTTACTTTGCAAAAGGTATTCTAGAGACTCATCAAGAAACTATAATTGCAACTAGAAATGCAGAAGTAGTGAGAACTAGTGTTGGACAAACTACATCTAAATTTTCTACACAAAATAGAATAGTTTCTAGAGAAAGAAATGATAATGATGATGATAATAATAATGGTGATCCTCTTGCACAAACCTTTATGGTTGATGAAGAAGGTGGATTGTTTATAACAAGTATTGATCTGTTCTTTGCACAAAAAGACTCTACACTTCCTATGTGGGTAGAAATCAGAAATGTTGTGAATGGTTATCCTGGCCCTAAGATTCTTCCGTTTGGTACTAAAGTCATTTATCCTTCAGATGTAACAACATCAGCAGATGGTTCAGTCGCAACCAAAGTAACTTTCCCAGCACCTGTTTATGTAGAAGGTGGTGTTGAATATACTATTGCCCTTTTAACTGCTGCTCAAATTAATACTTGGAGTGTATTTATTGCTAGAATGGGTGAAGTAGAAATTGGTGGTGATAGAACAGTTTCATTGCAACCTCACATTGGTGTTCTATTTAAGTCTCATAACAACAGAGCGTGGGCAATGTCTGGTATGGAA